CCGTTTGGATTGATTTGGTTTTCCCCGCCGTCCCCCCTGGCGGTGGCCCCCTCGTCCGCGCCGATGGCAACGGCCGAAAGCTCCTTGATCCGCCAGCGCGTGGTCACCTTGACCGGGCCCTCGAAGACTTTACCGGCGATGGTCTGCTTCTCGCCATCCGGCACCCAGTAGGCCTCAATCGTCCGGTAGCCGGCCGAAAAATCGGTCAGGTGGCCCTCGCGGACAAGCTGGTAGGTCTCTTCCGCAACGGTCGCAAAATGAGCGCGCCCCATGAGCTGATCGTCCTCGACTCTCATGTCTCGGTACGACCCCAACACGCTGGCGGTGCGGTAGCGATCGTGGCTTTCCAGGAGCGGCACCTGGCGGGATTTCGGCATTTCGAGGCCGGACATCAGCAGAACCTCCGGCACCACCTCGAAACGCTCGATATCGAACACCTCGACCGGAGCCTCGGTTGCGCCCACCACCTCGACGGTGCGCTTTTCCTCGTCAAGGGAGGCGGGTCGGCCGCCGGAGTCGAGCCTGACGGAAAAATTGCGGTAGTTGAGCTTTCGCCCGGTATTTTCTTTCCTGGTCTGAAACTTCTCTTTTTTCCTGGCCTTTTTCGCCATTTGTTCGCCTCCTCTCAGCTTTTCTGCTTCTCGACGGCCGCCGGGTTGTTGGCAAGGGCGGTGGAGGGATTTCCGAAGGTGATTCCCAGGCTTTGCGCCATTTGGGCGGCGGCCTTGATCTCGTTGTAGACGTCCTCCAGGTTCCGCCCGCGCGCCGATGTGATCTCCTGGGGCGATCGGAGGCCGACGCTGATCTGGTCGATGTTGCTTTTCGTCTCGCGAGAGGCGTCCACCGACTCCATGCCCGGCGGCTGCCATTCCACGCGCCGCCAGGGATAAGGGTTCGCGAAATAATTCGGGAGCGTGAGGCGCCCGGTCATCACCGCATAGTCCAGAAACGTCCGGTAGACCGGCTGGCAGAAATGCCGGATGTGGCGCAGCGCGATCGGCCGGAGGCTGTGGGCGAAGTCGTTTCGGATCATTTTCCCGGTGGAATAATTGAGGCCTTGGTAGTCGCCTGACAAAAGCTCGTAAGGCGCGCCCGATGTGACGGACAACATGCAGAGGATGAGCTTTACGAAAGAGGGCATGTTCGCGCCGGGCCGGGAGTTGGTCGCAAGCTCGATCTCCTCGCCGGGATTCAGGATTTTCAAGATCGCGTTTTCCATCTCCTCGACGGTCCGCTCCTCGCCGGTGTCCGGGTCCGTCTCGGTGGAAAACCCGGCCGCCATCGCCATGGGGGTTGCCGTCTTGACAAAGCCCAGGTATTTCGATGCCATTTTCGCGGCATCGATCTCGGCATCCATCACCGTGGAAAGGTCATGCGCCACCAGGATGGCCGGTGCATAAGGGGAGACGCCCCGGAGCTGACCGGGCCGAAGGGTCTCGAAACCGTGGATCACCTGGTCGGCAGGGACGCGCATGGCTTTGCCCCACCCGTCCGGGTCCGTGAAATGATAGGCCCACACCCGGCCCGTGGCCTTCTCGTACTCGATGCCCTGGTCAAAGCCTGCCACGGTGGAGGCCTCGATCTTTGTCGCAGGAGTCGGGGAGAGCCAGTCGGCCTCGAACATCTGGAGGCAAAAAGGAATGTAGCGGTTCTCCCTGGGGCGGTATCGCTTCACCAGGATAAACTCCCCGGCCTCCTGGTCCTGGCGCTTGGAGAGCTGCATCTGGTCATAAATGTGGAGTTTTCCGGCAACGTCCGCCTCATCCGCGAACCAGTTCCAGGCGTCCTCGATCTCCTGGTTTCGCCTGGTGTCGAGTTTCCCGTCTGGGGTCTTGACGCGCGGCTGCGGTGAAATGCCGGTTCCCACGACATAGTCGGTCATCACCCGTACTGCCCGAGCAAAGTAGGGGAAGTCCCGGACAAGCTGGCGCACCCGCTGCCGGATCGTGGCGGAGCTTGCGCCGACGATCTTGTTCACATTCGCGTCGGTGACCGTCCAGGGGCCGGTCAAACGGTTGGTTTTGGCGGCCGCGTAATGGATGCCGGAGCGGGAGCCTGGTAATCGTGTCGCCGCATTTTTCCGGTAGGCCTCCCGATGTCTGGCGCGGGTCTTGTTCATGGCCCTTGCATGCCGTGTCGTCATGTTCTGCTCCGGCCCATGTTCTTGGTGTAGACCGTTGAGGGAACAAGGCCCAGCTCGCGCTGGATCATGGCCCGCAAGTTCAGCAGCACATCCATGTTCGCCTCGCAGTACTCCACGGTCTTTCCAGCAATGGAGACCTTGGCCACCGACTTTCCGGTGCCGATGGTCGCGATCGCGCTCTCGATGGCCGCCAGATCCTCTGCCGTGTACGCCATAAAAACCCCCCGAAAATCATCCATGGTAAAACCTGCCTTCTTTTACCATGGGATTTCGGGGGTTATTGAAATCTGCGGTTATTTACCGGTATTTAGGCAAATCTATCGAAAAATAGGGGGTATTTGGGGTATTTTATGCTTGACAGGGGTTTTCAGTGAAAGGGAAAAAGGAAAGAACAGTTGGATCCGGCAGACATTACCCCCAGACAGGAGGAGCTTATGCAGGAATTCATCGCCATCGATTTTGAAACGGCCAACCCCAAAAGAGTAAGCGCCTGCGCCCTCGGCTATGTCAAGGTTTCCGACTGCCGGATAGTCGAATCCAACGGGCACCTGATCAAGCCCGTGGGCGGGCACGCCCTCTTCCAGACCAAAATCCACGGGATAACGGAGGAGCACACCCGGGACAAGCCGGAATTCGGCGAGCTCTTCCCGGAGATCCGCGACATATTCGAGTATCCACTGGTGGCGCACAGCCTGTTCGACAAACAGGTCTTGAATGCCCTTTCTGACTACTTCGATCTCGATCTTTGTTTCGACTACTTTGATTCGAGCGCCCTGGCAAAGAAGAAGCTGCCGAACATCAAGAACTGCAAGCTGAAAACCCTTGTCAAGCACTTCGGCCTCCCCGCCTTCAAGCACCACGACGCCATGGAGGATGCCATCGCCTGCGCCAATGTCTTTCTAAAACTTTGCGAAAACGAGGCGGAAGCAGCAGTGCAGCCGAATCAAAGCGACGCCGCCGAATTCAAGGGGCTTGTCAGCGGAATCCTCGCAGACGACGTCGTCAACTACAAGGAGGCCTATACGCTGCTCTATTGGCTGGAAGACCACCTGGAGACAGCGAAACAGCATCGGGAGCTCTATCGAAAAACAAAAGAAATCCTCGAGGACGATCACCTCGATGAAATAGAGGAAGAAGAGATAAGGGCCGCGTTAAGACAGGTGGCATCCGGCTTGTAGATTATCTGCGGAAAAGAAACGACAGGCGAAACAAACGTTCGGCACTCTTCTGAAAAAGATCCAGCCCCTCCACCGATGCCTCCAGCACCTCCGGCCGGAACACCCGCGAGAGGATCCGCTTTTTCCGAACCACCCGCGCGAGTTTCTTCACCCGAAAAAACCTCGCCACCCGGCCCATCCGGAAGATCCGGAAAAAAGGAATCAGCAGCAGCAGATCCAGCCACGCCCGCCGGAAGAACTCCCGCACACTATAGGACCGCCTGGCGATCACCACCAGGTCAACCACATACACCCCCGCGATCACGCACGACACCGGCCCCGCCCACCCGCCTGCAATCCCTGCCACCTCCAGGACGAAGACGACGAACCAGACCAGAGTGACCAGGTCAATAAAGGCTTCCCACATTTTATTCACAACAACTCCCTCCAGAATCTATTAAACTTTTCTGTGCTTGATAGCTTTTCCATCTCGTTGAATAAAAGCTCAAACAATGCAGCGACCGAGGCTTTATCAATTCCAAACTGCACGGCATACATCCATGCAAGGCGGACATATATCTGGCTAATTTGTGCAAGGAGTTCTCGCTGATCCGAAACGTTCGAACCCATGAATAAAACGGCGCCGGAATCGGTATCTTCGTGGACCATTCTTTGGAAAGAATGCTGAAGCAAAGAGGAATAATCGGAATGAACCATGCCGCAAAGCCTTCTATACAAGGTGAGGCCACCAAGCTGTTGTTTCACCAAATCAGTATATGATGGCATTATCATACCAATTCCTGACCTCTCCCCCTTTTTGTTGACACAACGAGAAAAACCCAATTCCTCTGCGGTTCCCTCCACCTCCTTGATCTTGTCCTCTGCCTTTCTCACTCCTTCTTGCATCCCCTTAGCTCTAAAATATTTTTTCTGGTTCAACAGTGAGCTGTACCTGAGAGCCAAACTCCTGCAAACCCGTTCTTGTGAGTCGATATTCAACGCAAAAAGCCACGAAGCGATGGCCCCAGCTTCCAATACACCACGGGCACACGCCCAAGGGGCAACAGCGAAGATTTTCTTCTCCACAAGAGAATCGACCGCCAGAAGGTAGTCGCCAGACGCAAGGAAACACATAGTCGCTTGGCTAAAGGCGGTTCTTAGTGATTTCGGTCGCGGGTAAGAATCGATCGAACATTTCGCGGGAGAATTTTCCAATGGCTCTGTGCCGAAATCACTTAGATGGGCATCAATTCTTTTAATAAAATTTGAAATGGCTGCCATCCTCTGATCCCTTTGCAAAAAAACTTCATGGTTATTCTCTACTCACAATTGACTAAAAATATATACCTGCGAATTCTATGACCGAATTCTTGGCACCAATTCTGAGGGCAGAATGTTGATCTGGCACCCCCTAAACTACTCAATTGGTTGGCCTTTTACCGCTTTCACAATTTTGTCTGACTCTTGCAGAGAAACCTTAATCTTTTGGCCTGTATTAGTTCCAATATAAGGAACAGAAGCGCTGATTAAGACAGGGAATACTCGTCGTAAGTCGCCACTTGAACCAGTGCTAGTAATTATGGTTTTCCAAAGCTGAACCTGCTTATCTGCCTCCTTGTACTTTTCAAGATCATAACCAGTTATTACTGCATATCTGAAATAGGTGGTTTTTGTGCCTGTATGACTAGTATAGCCAGTAATCCCATAGGTAGGAGTGTAAGTGGTGGTTGTGTTGACTGATGTGGAATTTCCAAAAGTAGTAGCTGTGCCATAAGTATTCGCTGAGGATACACCTGTCTGCCCCCAAACAGGTAAGTTATATGAGTATTGATGAGTTTGTGGATCACCAATTCCGTAAGACAATACTATTGCCAGGTCGGCATCCTTCATTGTATCTGCCTGAAGGTACCCCTGAGAATTTAGGACTCGCATCAAATATACTGCGTATTCCTGAAACTGAAGATCATCCCAAGTTACCCCTTCATTTCCAGGCAGCAGTAGATATGTTTTTTTTGTTGAAGCCTCCGAACTGGCCAAGGAGTCAACAGCTACATTGAATTTTGGTCCTCCCATTGTCGCACAACCCAGCATTAAGATTAATGCAACTAAAATAACTAAACTTCGCATAATGTCTCCATGTAGCCTTAATGAAGTATTATAAAGTTATCGACGTCCATCCTGTAAGAGTGATAAACTCAATGGAATTCTGGGGGCAGCACACTCAATTATTCTTCTTTGCCTAATTGCCCTAATCTGAAAGTCTCGAAAATTTATATGATGCCCCCGATGTCAAAACAATTTATTAAATAAAGATTTAAGCTTTATAGCTCTGCAAATATTTTTAGTATTGCTGCTGATGGATAGCTGGATAAAGAGGCAACACCATTGGCCAATTCGATTGGGACCAGAGCTCCTTCATGGCGGTAGCTGACAAGACTCGGCAGCGTATTAAGGATTTTCTCCAACCCGATGAAGGACTGAACCCCTACGCTATCAGTATATTCTCCAGTCGGAATAGAAAGCACCATCGTCTGAGAATTTTGAAACTTTACAAAAATTTTATTGCCCCAATTTACCCGTTTTCCATAGGGTTCCGAGCGCTCAGGGCGGTGCTGGATTTGGGTGCGTACATATTCATTTGAAGGGATAAAAATCGAATTTGGAGGGGCCTCTTTCCCAATATATTCCAAGTAATCCGCAAAAACCCCGGTTTTTTCTTGTCCAGCCACATAAACATGCCTGCCAATTTTTTTGCAATATTCAAAAAACTTGCGAATAGGAATAACAAGTTTCGAATATTGGCCTCTCAGTGTTAGCGGCCCGTCTTTAAAAAAGAGTGTTCGAGCAAGCGTATTCCATTTTTGGTTATCCCAGAAAAACCGAATCCCTGTGAATAACATCAATATCTCATGAATACTCATATAAGCTGTGGCAATGGACTCGGGCGCTGAGTTTTCATCCATCTCGAGATGAAATCCGATCATATCGGTCAAATAAAGCTCACCACCACAGCTTTCACAATGGCCAGTGTCCGCCATATAAGGGAGTCCTTCAATGTCCTTCGCACAGTGCGGACATTGAAAACTGGGCGACGGTACGGGATTGTTATCCCAGCCTTCGTATGCCAACCATTTTAGAGTTTTATAAGGCTCTGCATTCAGTGACGCATCCTGGAAAGACTCAAAAATTATTCTTCTGATAGCGTCATAATTATTTTGGTCTTTAATTCGAATACCCCTCAGGGGAAGTACCGTCGCGTGATAGAGTGCAGCATCACTTAGTATATCACGGAGAGCCATTGGATGCGGGTCAAGTTGGTCCAAAGATGCGACGGCCACCTGGTCCAACCGTAACAGAGCGGTTTTGATAAACGATAATTCTTGGTATGGTTTTTGTTCTGACCGGATTGTCTGCAGAGATCCATCCACGGCGAAAATAAGTCTTAACGGCTCTTGGTCAAGATTCATTGGCTTCCATGGCGTTTGACCTTCTTCGATCTCCTGTTCGGGTTTTTCAAATTGTTCTATTAGGGAGTTGACCAATTCACTTTCTATTACTTCTAAGTGTCCAAGTTTGCTCGCTGTCTCCATCCCAAGTCTTTTTCCACCCTGGTATGGCATAACTTTATTCCTCCGCTTCGGGGGCTTCCGCCACTGTTTCGAATTTATTAATCTGAACCGGAACAAGAAAGCGGTGGGAAAAAGTCATGATCCGCATGTAGCCAGGGGTCCGTGTGCAGAGAATATCCCTCTGGAGACCGTCGAACTGGATCTGCAGTTTTGCCAAGGCATCTACCTCTCCCTGCGATGAAATGTGGGCAACAAAAAAATTCTCAGTCTGAATAAGGAGTTCACGGTTAATTGTCGAAGGAGATTGGGTGGAGTAAACAATTCCTATATGGAATTTCGCACCTTCTTTAGCAAAGCGAGTATAAACTCCTGTGAAATCGTTATCATCCTTTGGAAAAAGATTATGCGCTTCTTCAAAATATAGTTGAATGTAATGATCTCCCAAGTTGTTGCTTGTGAACTTAGCCTCCTGGTGGTTGAAAACGGCTTTCGAAAGCAAATCCGAGAAATACATACGGATCTCATCAGTTGCATTTCCTACATCGAGAATAACTGTCATGCCATTATCTAAATGCAATAGAATATCACTAACGAAATTTCCGGCCTGGGCATCATGATACTTTCTGAAGGGTTGAAGAATGCTCGGGCCTGCCCTGCCTATTGGAGGGTTTAAGAAATCTAACATGGCCCTATCATCGGCATCAAAGATTGGGTTTCCATTAGAACTTATTAGCTCAGGATGATTAGGATTTTGTTTTCGAAAAGCCTCAATATCGCCCAAAAGCTGAACGAGCTCATCTAAATTCCTCGGGGAACTAAAAGAACAGTTTTGCCCACAAGCTGCGGCAATCAAACGCTGCTTAAAACGAGGGTCAAAGTGGCTGGGCCCATTTCGAGTTCCTGAAGTCAGCCCTAAAGACTTCAAGCGCCCAAGATCAGATACAAAACCTGCTTTATGCAGAATTGCCCAATATATTTGAATTTTCCTAATCCCTCTAATTCTCTCACTACCCGGCCTTAGTTGCAGCAATTCCTGAATGTTGGGCAGCTGAACGCTGCTAAAACTTTGAACATATATAGATATTTGATTATGCTGCTGCTGCAGCAGAGAACTAATTATAGGAAGACATGAGTCCGGTTGTTCATAAAAATTAAGCTTCAATGGCTCTGATGGAGTTCCCGACCTTTGGTTCAAAGCATAGACAACACATCGGTCCTCATAGGCAGATCTTAGAGACCTGCTGCCATCTTGCGGGTTATCGTTGGCATATTCTCCATTGATATCGAAAATGAGTTGGCCAACTGATCGATCCTGCTCAGTTGTTTCAATGATGCTCTGAGCTATAATCTTAACGACATTGCTTTTACCAAGCCGCGTTTTCCCAAACATGGCTGTACGGAAACCCTTAAAGTCATTGGTTGAAACTTTAACATCAATTTTAGGTTGCTCGATATTAGCAAAGGGAAGAGTGCATTCAGTAAAACGCAATTTCCCAATTGGAAATTGATTTGAAGGCCTTACGATCCCGTTAATAATAATTTCCAGGAGAGGATCCGGCGGCGCATAGACTTTATAACGATGAGCGCTTACCACATTGTTTACATCCCCAGAAAACAGAATTGTATTGGGGTCTTCACCATCAGGAAAGAACATTCCAAGAACCTGGGTATCTAAAGCACCCCACTGCAGCTCACTTCGAGTCCAAATATCAAGTTCAGGCATGGATTTCTTATGTAGCTCAAAATAAGTTTGTTGGACATCTCTTGAAAGGGGGGTAGGAGCTGTGGCTGAGACGCGGAGAAGTGAAAAATGGGGAGGCATTCCGTCAAGATCATCTGGAGCCATTATAAGGAATGATCCTCGAGGGATTCCTCCGACGGCTTTTTTAAATGGATCCGAGGTTATAATTGTTGCCTTTTCAAAACCGAGATCAAGTACATAGCCAACAAAGCGCAGGCTCTCATAATTGCCGGATTCTTCCTGTCGCTTTTCCTCTCTGAGAAAGTCAGTCAAGGTTCGTAAAGAGCTATCCTGGTACTCTGCTTCACTAAGAAAATTTGAGACCTGATTTGGCATGGCTAATTATTCGCTTGAATAAGAAGTTCTTCATAGTTTCCCCGGAAGGTTCTATTAGCCGAAATATTGCTTTTCCGGGAAACCGGGGAAAGGGTGAATATATTTTTATATAATTCAACAATGCTGGCATGATTAGCATTGGTTGCAATGATCTTAACCCCTCTTGAAGCTGCATCCTTCAAACACTCAGCTAAACGTACCTGATCATCCCAGGAAAAAAGATTCTCGTTATATTTGATAAATGCATTGTTATTATGCCGCACAGTGTAGGGTGGGTCTGCGAAAACGAGATCTCCGCATCTTGCCTGCTTGATCGATTTTTCGAAATCGCAAGCCACAAGACTGACATTTTGAAGTGCCAATGAAATTGTTTTAAAATCATCAGTGTCTAATATAACTGAATCTCGAGTCCCTTTAGGGACGTTAAACTCTCCATTTCGATTGACGCGATAAAGACCATTAAAACACGTACGGTTGAGATAAATAAACCGCGCTGCTTGAGTAGCAGGGGATCTAGGCTTGAATGATCTTAGTTCGTAATAATAATCTTTTGAATGGTCTTTCCTATGCCTCTTCAAATGTTTAAGAACCAGTTTCCAGTCGTTTCTGATTGCATCGTAACATGCAATCAGTTCCTTGTTGGAATCACTCAGTATCGCTCGCTCGGGTTTTACATGAAAAAAAACCGATCCGGCACCTAAGAAGGGCTCGATGTAGTTCCTGTACTTCAAACTGAAAAGGTCTGGAGCGCTTTCAACAAGCCAACGCTTGCCACCAGCCCACTTAAGAAATGGTATAATCATTTCATTCTTCAGCATTGGCATCTATTTTTATGGTGCTTACCATAAAATTCAATATATTATGCTGATGAGTTTAGAAAATCTAAGATGGTTTTTATTAATCGATAATTAGTTTAACATTTTACTTGCTGTATAATATGACCATTACGCCTATTGTAGCTACAATGACGCCTAACGTATACCACTTAAACCAATATCTTCTTTTGTAAGAAGGATTGAGAGCTATATCTGATAAGTATGCCCCTGGTTCGTTGAAGCCGAGAGCTTCGTTAATGTTCTTGATTGTATCCGAGACCTCTTGCCGTCTCTTGTGCTGGTTATATAGGAGTTTGACGGAGAGTGTAGAAAGGGCTAAGTCAATGGCAGCGATGGAATGTCTCATAAGTTCTTTTTCTATTGGATTCTTTGCGATCCATGCACCAAGCCCAAGCTGAAGTGTGAAAATGGATACGAATATCTTCCAATCAACCTGAGTGAGGAAGCGGAGGAGTTGGATTTGATCCTCGTATCTAAGCTTTAACGCCTCAAACTTTTGTTTGGGGGTAAGTTCCATAATGTTTCGTCTTATGAACCAAAGTACGATAAAATTTTTGCAAGCCTCATATTAAATTGATAAACCCAATTTGAACATAAGATCAATACTTTTTCTCAAATCTTTCCTGGCATTCTACGCACCTTAGGCACCCTGGAACGGCCCGTCTCCGGTCCTCGGGGATCGAGCGGCCGCAGTCCTCGCATTCGGCTGAGTTTTGTTCAATTTCTGCGGCATTTACTGCCTTGCGGATTTCCCGGATCCGCTCCTCTATTTCCAAGATTACGTAATTGCGGCTTTTGTCGATAATATCAGCCATTGTTCTTTCCTGGTAAAACTGTAGCGCAATTCCGTGTGCAAATAAGAAAAAGACGATCAGTTCACACCCGTACTGCCGAACCCATGCCCGCCTCGGGTCGTCTCGGAGAGGATCTCGGCACAGTCATACCTTGGCCGGACCACCGGGCAGATCACGAGCTGTGCCACGCGGTCGCCTGTATAAACGAACTGGAACTCGCAGCTGATATTCTGGACCGGCACCAGGATTTCTCCTCGGTAGTCGGAGTCGATGGTACCCACACCATTCAACAGAATCAGCTGCTTGCCGGAGGAGAGCCCGGAACGGGCCCGCACCTGTCCCTCGTGTCCCTCCGGTATTTCGACAGCTAACCCCGTGTGAAGGAAGGCCACACCTCCTGGCGGGATCTCGTAGGGCTCTATCACGGAGAGGTCCGCCCCGGCAGAGCCGTCCGTTTTCCTGGCCGGAAGTCTTGCATCCGTATGGAGCCGCTGCACCCGGACGAGGGGGCGACCGTCCACCGGATCCTCCGGGATCCGGTTCCAGGCAAGGCCCGCGTGAAAGATCACCTTGAGCATTTCCGAAACCATCGGTCCTTCGGCCCGCTTGTGAATCCCCAGCAGTATGAGGGACATCCGGTCAATATGTGAGATGTAATCGTCATATACATCAAAGCCCTTTTCCCAACCCTCCATAAAGCCCTTGAGGAGACCCAGAATCGCAAGCCACTCCCATGACCGGAAAGAAACGGCCTCCTCCTCCGGCTTTTCGCTCGGGTCCAATGCGAGAATCTTCGACGCAGCCAGGGCCGCGTAGTGCCCCACCTTCAGCATGTCCACCCGGTCCTGACCGGGCCGGGCATTCTTGCCATGCCTGGTCACGTACTTCTGGATCTGCCAGAGGCACTCGTTCACGCTGTATTTTGCGGCCGGATCATCCGGATAATCCGAATACTGGCCCACGGTGTAACACTCGATATGCTGGATCATCGCCCCGGAAAACCGGTCCAGCATCTCGCCGGCAATGCCCTGATTCGTCATTTCGAAACCCTTTCCTTCTTCGCCCTGGTGGATGCCTTCTTTCCTTTTTTGCTGTGCTTTTCACCGTTTCCTGTTTTCGCCGCATTAATCCGATCGCGCCGCCATTTGTCTACCAGCTCGGTATCGGACTCCCAAATGCCTCCCGCCTTCCATGCCGGCATGTCATAATCCCGGATCAGGACGAGGGTGGTCGCCTCGCTCCGGTTCATATAGCCGGCAATCGCCTTCATTCCGCTGAGCTGCGCCATGAAAAAACCTCCCTTTCTTGTTCAACATTGAATATTGAGTACGTTCACCAACGTGATCGGCGGTTTCCGTTTCCATCCGTTTTCCTGGACCCGCTATCGCCCTGGCCCCTTCCGGAGCCCTGAGGGGCAATCAAATGCACCCCTCCCTCGGGCCATTCCGGATCCGCGGCTGCGGCCGCATATACTTCGCAGTCCAACCAGTCGTTTCTCCGGGAGCCCTTCTGCACCCAGGAGAAAATCCCTTTATCGTTTTCACGCTTTTCCTCTGCCGTGATATGGGCAAAGTATGCGTCATCCGTATCCGCATGGAGATAAGCGGCAAGCTCCGCCTTTTCCACGGCCTGCGAAAGCCGATAAAAGAAGGCGTCCTTGAACTTTTCCGTATCCAGGGTAAGGATCTGCAGGCCCCCGGGAATCGGTTTTCCCGAAGGCGTCTTGTCGATGGGTTTGCTCATCTTGATCTTGTTGGGCTGCGGCCAGCTTGCTCCCTGCACCCCCCAGACCCGGGCGCCGCGGCCGATGCCGTTTTTGCGGATCCAGAATACCGCCTCCTCGTACATGGAATGCTCGCCGAATTTCGAGCCGCCCGTGTCCATGGCCGCCCGGGCGATTGCCATCTGCCGGCCAGACCCCGCCACGGGGTAGGTGGTTTCGAAAAGAAGCCGCTCGATATCTTCCCAGGCGGCGAGCTTTCCGTAATGGATGAGCCAGGAGGTGTAGTCCCTGGCCCAGGCCCGGACCAGGAAGTAACTTCCGATCTTCTGCCGGTCGATGCCGCAGGTAAGTGCCACGGCCTCTGCAGGAACCATCTGGGAAGGAAGCTCGCAAACGGCTCCCTTGTATTCCGTCTCCACCGGAGCATGAACCACCTGGACGTAAGGAAGGGCCGCGTGCTGGTTCTGGAACTCTTTTTTTTTGTCGAGATCGCCGGTAAGGGACTCCAGGAACACGGCCGCGGATTCTGACATGGAAACAAAGGTCGTCTCCCAGGCCGGAAGATGAAAGGCGATATTCTGGGGCCGGTGCGTTTCAAGGTAAGTGTGTAGCTCAAGGCCCAGGGGATCTTGCTCTGTATTCTGTGCCCGCCACTGCCTAGCGGATAATGCCTTGTCCCGCAGGTAATCATCCCAAAGGCCTTCGCAATGACAGCACTCATACCGGGCGAGGGCTTTCTTGCGCATTTCCTTGGGATCCCGGCAGTCGAAGAATTTGATGTTTTTGAAATCCATCCGCTGATCGCGGCCGCAGAGCGGGCACCGGACCCACTGGTAGAACACCACGTCCGCCTCTTCTATGGCCTTCCAGATTTCGTCCTTTTCATGGATCGGGGTCGAGATTTTGAAAAACTTGGAAATGTCCCGATACGTGGTGAATCGTTTGTCGATGAGCTGCATTGGACCGGTTTCCTTGGATCTTATACTCCGGTACTTTGCGCATTCGTCTGCAATGCCGTAGCGGATCGGCTTGTTTCCGAGGCGAGAGGGCGAGGTGGCCCACCCCATGTAAATCGGCATGTGGGCGAGGTTGATCCGGATCATGGACTCATCGTGCCGGCTTTTGGTGAGGTAGCTTTTGAGCCGGCGGGAGCTTTTGATCATGGGAAGGATCCGGTCGCGGTTGTTCTCTTCCGCCATGTCCTGGTCCGGAAACACGTAGAGGACCGGGCCCGGGTCCTGGTCTATGGCGCAGCCGACGAAGTTGTGAACCGCCTCTGTAACGCCGGACTGCGGGCACTTGCACACCGATACCACCCGCACGCTGGGGAACTGGGCGGCATCCATGATGCCTACGAGGTAGGGCGTCACCTCGTTTCGCCACTTTCCGGGAAGCCGGCTCATGGTAAGGTAGCGGTGCTTTTCCGCCCACTCCGAGACGCGGATTTTTCGGCGCTTCCGGAGCATTTTCTTTTCGGCGCGGGAAAACCGGACTTCATGCGCCACGTATCCGTCCGCCGAGGAGAGGACCCGGTGGCGAATTTCCTCCGGCAGCCAGAAGGGCGCACCTACCCGGATGGGGCCCTGCGGCAGGTAGCCGGCCTGGGCCTGCCCGGAAGCTTCAAGGAAAAGGTTCTTCTGGCAGGTTTCGGCCATGGGATCAGGCGCCCTCCTCGAAAAGAACCTGGAAGACATCGGCCCGTGCAAACTCGTTTAAAAGATCATCGAGCTGCTCGTTCACGGCTGCCCGGAGCTCGCCCGCGCGGGCGGCGTCTCCGCCGCAGATGTGGATCCAGTCCGCGGCCCGCACCTGGACGAGGTTTCTGAAGCCCTGCTCGAGGACCGCGGCGCGGCCTGCCATCTCGAGCTCCAGGTCCTCGCGCGGGATCCACCGGCCCTCCTCCTTTTCCATCTCGAACTCGATCCGCCGGGCCTCGAGCTCCGTCTTTTTCGCCTTTGCGATGGCCGCCCGGCGGTGGTACTCCTTGATCTCGATATCGGAGCCGGCGTCTACCGTCTCCATGTGCTCCTTTACGCCCGCCTCCGGGTGGGCGAGATAGCGCCGGACCGATTCCATCAGCACCGTGCCGTCCTCCTCGATGCGAAGAAGCCCCGCCTTTGCATCTTTATAGACCTTGGATTTTTTGACCTTGTAGCCCTTGTCGATCAGCCACTGGACCACGGCCGAGCGGTTTTTGAACACCTGGTGATTGTCGATTTGTTGGGCAAAGTATTTCTGCCACAGCCTGTTGGTTTCTTGATCCAGCCCCGCCTTGGCGGCATCCCAGTGCTTTTTGTTGGCCACTGTCGGATCCTCCCGGTAGTTGCGGTGGTTAGACACCATGGCATTGTGCAGGGTGGTCAACTCGATTCTCTCCGCTTCAGATACGACCTCGAACAGTTTCTTGAGCTTTTCCTGCATCCCTATTCCTTTATTGACTGAGCCGGTGGGCGGTCTCGCCGGTAAACTCCTCCCACCGGTGAATCGTTACGTCGCAATACTTGGGGTCAAGCTCCATGGCGTAGCAGATCCGGTCCCTGCGCTCCGCCGCGATGAGCGTAGTGCCGCTTCCGGAAAAGAGATCCAGGACGGATCCGCCCGCGCGGCTGCTGTTTAATATGGCGCGCTCCACGAGCTCTACCGGCTTCATGGTGGGGTGGAGATCGCTTTTCCTGGTTTTTGCGATCTCCCAGACCGAGGGCAGCTCGATCTCCCAGATATCGCGCTCGTTTTTGCGGCCGTACCATTCGTGGCGCAAGCTCCAGCCGTAGAATATGGGGCGGTAATCGTCCGCCCAGCCCAGGATGATGGGCTCGTAGAGGGACTTGTAATCGGAATTGGAAAGGTTGATGTTGTTCTTTTTCCAGATGATCTGGGCCCGCCATTTGAGGCCTTCCCGGTTCATGGCGGATAGGAGCCAGTCGATTCCCAGGCGGTAGAAGCAGATATAATAGGCGCCCGCGCAATGGGCCCTGATGGCCCGGCAGATTTTGCGCAAAAACGCAGCGCCATCCTTTTTGGTCATCTTGTCGTTTTTGATAATCCCGTGCTTTGCGTTGTGGCTTTTGGTGCCGTCCCCGCGGAGGCTTCCTTCGAAGTTCATGAGGTAGGGCGGATCCGTAAAGACCATATCCGCCTGGCCGCCGGAGAGGAGCCGGGATAGGTCCTCCGGTTTTGTTGCGGAGCCGCACAGGACGCGGTGCTTTCCACATGCCCATATGTCGCCCGGTTTGGATACCGGGGTCTCGGGCGGGTCCGGTACGTCGTCCGGATCGGTTTTTCCGGTTCTGCCGTCTTCATCGAGGTAGAGGAACTCGTTGATCTCTTTGTCGTCAAAGCCCAAGAGCTCGAGATCGATGCCAGCATCTTTCAACTCGAGGAGCTCAATCTTCAAGTCCTCAATCTGCCATTCACTTTCCGCCACCTTGTTGTCCGCGATGCGAAAGGCCCGGACCTGGTCCAGGGTGAGGTGATCGATGGAGATAGTCGGGACTTCGGGGATGGCAAGGCGCTCTGCTGCAAGGAGGCGGCCGGCGCCTGCAATGACGGAAGATACCTGGTCCACCAGGATGGGGACGTTGAAACCGAAGGCGGAAATGGATGCGGCAATCCGTTCGACCTGCCAGTCCGGGTGGCTTTTGACGTTCCGCGCGTAAGGGACAAGCTCTGCTGTTTTTCGGTATTGGATCTCCATGGATTGGCCTATTCCTTATTCGTTAACCGCCGCCTTTTCCTCTCCGAAGTAGATGGAGAGAAGGCGGGCTCCGTTGTATTTGCCGTTGGGTAAGCTGCAGATGAAGCTTTGCAGCTCGTAGTCACTGAAAAGCTCCTGGCTAATCCGGCCAAAAAGATCCCAGTTTCTGTCCGCCCATTTCTGGTTCTTCTCAATGGCAAGCCGGCGTGATTCGGTAACGATCCAGACAGGGTAATGCCGCATGAGCTGACACAGCTCGAAAAGGGAGGCAGGAGCATCGATAGGGGGCGGGCTTTCCGTTTCCGGGGAAGGCGCAGGGGGATGCCACACCTTCTGCTCTGAGACCAATGCTTTTTCCCTGGAATCTTGCGTGCGCTCGTCTTCTGGGGCGGCGGCGTGTGCCAATCGCGACCGTCCCACCCTCCACCGGGGTGGAAGGCCTTCCAGGATCCAGGCGCGAAGGTCGACGCCTGCGGCGAACGCCTCGCCGGGATCCTTGCCAGCGGGCACGGGCCAGCGGTCCGTCTGGGGGAAGTTCGTCTCCCAGAATTCGCGCTCCTTGGCGCCGGCGCCGTCGTAGTCCAGGGCAT